GAACCAGCAGACCAAATCGGCATACATCTCATTACACCAGCTAATTCATTTATCAGTTCAAATGCTTCTTTTGAACTTTGAATATTTACGTTGCAGCTAAATCTGGCTTCCTGTCCTCCAGCACCATCATCAACAAGAGTATTAGCAAATTTACTGGCATTTACAAAACTAAAAAGATCAAGGGAACTGTCTGTTATATGATCTCCAAATCCATATCTACTTGTAGTTAAAAGATCAAGCAAAATCATCGCAGGACATGAACACCATGTAGCAGCACCCATGACCCCGTTAAAAATATAGCCGTCAGGATAAACAATACGACCAGTATTAATATCAACAGTTGGAGTGCCAGAACTAGATGCTCCTGCACCTGGAATCCTTACTTTTATTCCTCTAATCCTAAATTTTCTATCTGGAATAGAACTAAACTGCATAGAATCCAGACGCAAAGCACTATAAGCACTGTTGTTGTAAGTACGAGATTCTTCGACTATTTCGCCAAAACTTGTCCACTGAAAAGTATCTTGAACATTAGTGTCTGTTGCGTCATCTGTAACTCTACTAACTCTAATATCCACTGGAAACGCACCCGTTATTTGCACCCCGTAATCTCTTTGGTACGCATCTCCACTTCTACCCGTAATTGTATCTGTTGTTTCTCCGTTACTTCCTATAGCTAAATCAGTAAATCCTCCAGAATTGTATTGAACAGCTATTTTTAATTGAACAGAAGTACCTAGTAAGTCTCCATCGTCAGTTGCTTTTTGTAATTGAGGAAAAGTAATTGTTACTCTTACCTTATCAACATTGGTATTAGTTATTTGTCTCGTTACAGGAACATCTTTAGTTACTGTGACACCAACACTTGTTGTAGATACACTACTATCTATATTTGGTATAGCAGTTTGACTATCCGTACCAAATCTAGGATTGAAAGTTACATTTTGAAAATTTCTATCTACATCTTGAACATCAGTAGAATCTGCTGAAGCTCTTATAACAGGAGTATCATTTAAAAATACATCTTTCAATGCAGCATTATTATATGCAGTTGTGCCTTTTGTTCTGCCTTCTTTAGATGCAGTAGCAAAACCTTCTATTTCTCCTTCCGATATTAAATCTAAAAAAGTAGCATACTGTCTACTATGAAGATTATCAGGATCTCTAGTTGGCGATGGAGGTGTTGGATTTCCACCTTTTGCACCTCTAATAATACGTTTAATATCACTCATGCCTGTACTTGCTCAGTATCTACAGAAGCACTAATTACAACCGATCCAGTGAATATTTCTCCATAAACTATTGGAACGGGTGTACCAGCCCTTGATGTATTTTGTAGCCCATTAAAACTAAATGATAATCTAGGATCTTCCTCTGAACTAAAATCTGGCTTTTTAGGTAGAGGGGTTAGCATCTCAGAAACTCCAGTAAGAACCAACGCTATACCTATATTTCCTGCAAATGCAGCAAAACTAAATGCTCCAGATGCAGTTGCAAATCCCCCTCCTATACCACTTGGTCCAAGACCAAAACCTACAGTTGGGTTTATTATCGCAAATCCAATAAGTACAGCCCCCAATAATATCTTTCCTAATCCTCGACCAGCACCAGTAATCACAGGAATTAAATGTATATCCTGTTGCCCTATTGGGTCTCCTAGTTCAGTTTTATCTAACTCATAATCGCCAACTTTTAACTTGTAGTATCTATCATTCATGTGCTGCTCGATTCCAGGGAAATTGTTTATTAAAAAACTCATAGCATGAGCTAGTGTGTCTGCCTTTATCTCAAACTCCTTATGTCCTACAAACTTTGCAAGCTCTCCATATAATTTTATTTTACGAAGCATAACGATACCTCTTTCCTGTGCATTTTAACAACCACGGAGAATATGGTTCTCTACAAGATAGTCTATCGGTTAAATGATGTAATACCTCATCTCCAAGAAAAATAGCTACATGATTTAAAGTTGAATCTAAAATACTCATCAACAAAACATCTCCAGGTTCTAATTTTTCATTTGGTCTTAGTTCTCTGAATCCTGTTCTCCAAGCATAGCTTTCAAACAAAGGATCTTTCATAAACTCCTCTGGAGTTATGGGCCTTTCGTAATCTTTCAGTTTTATTCCTTTTTCTTGCTTGTAATAATCACGAACCAAAGACCAACAGTCTGTTACACCCCAGACCCATTGACGACCTAGCAAAGGTGCTTCATATCCTTGTGGCTCATAATATCCCCATTGTTTTGTTTTTGGATTGACTATGTGCCAAGGTAGTCCACTTTGTTCACAACTAACTTTATCTGCTTGACTAGCTATCGCTGGAGTTGATGGATGACTGTGAACAACTGCAACTATGTCTCCTAAATTATCTGCCTTTACATAATCCTCTGGATCAAGAATAAAACATTGATGTGCTGTCATAGAAAGATTACGACAGGGATAATACCTCTCTTTACCTCTAACGTTTAATAAAAGCCCAACAGATTCCTTTGGATCTTCTATTTCAGCGTGATTAAGTGCAGCGTCTTTCCAATTCATCCTACAACTGTACCTACTGACGGAAATTCTGCTCTAGTACATTGTCTGTTAGGGGCACGAATACCAGCAAGATCAAAAACTGCTGCTAATTCAAACTGAACAACCTCTCTATTTTCTGCTGCTTTTCTATCTATTTTATATATTTCTTGCGGAAACTCTGCTGTAGCATCTGGTGTTCCGTAAGGATTTATGTCGCCAGGAAAATTTACAGCGTCAATGAATCTTGCCAAAGTTCTGATACGAGTAACAGTTGCACCAGTGAGATCATTTCCAGTGGTTGTGGCATTTACTGTAAGTAAGATAGATGTAATTGTTCCCAAGGCATTGCTTACTGTCAAAGTGGGGCGGGGTAACTGCCCTTTTGTAAATGCAAACCCCTCTGCTTTTACGGGAAATCTTTGATATGTGTTTCCTGCCCAGACCACTTCTCCGTTATCTTTCAAAGATGAGCCAGCATGAAATCTATAAACTGTGGTCGCTCCATGTAGGCTGTTATCTAATGTAAGTGTGAATAATTCTATTACTGATGATGGGTTTATATTTTGGAGATTGCTAACGATAGCAGCACTGCTCATGGTTCAAATACCTCTCTAAATGTTGCTTGTACTGTGGCTCTATTGTTATATGGTATAGATTTTGTCCAGTTTTCGCAAACATATTGACCAGCACCCGATAAAGTAATCGAAACATTACCACTATTGGTGGCACTGGCAGCAGCAGTAACAGTAAAGACATTTGAATCAGTAACCGAAGCGACAAGGAATGTACCATCAGTAGCCGATCCAGAAGTGTAATCAATAGTAAGTTCATCTCCTACAGCTACACCATGACTTGTAATCGTGATTGTTACTGTGGTTCCTAATTGAGAGTAAGTTCCTGTTTTTGTAAACCCTTCTCCTGGTGGGGTAAAAGTAAAGCTGGCACTATCATTTGCACGACTATCAAGGAATCCTTCTATGGTGTCTGCATCTGTTTCTGATACGTTAAAAGTAAAATTATATATTTTTGGATTTTGATGTGCAGCAAGTCCAAATAATATTCTATGTTCGTAGCCGTCAGCAAAACGAACTATTCTAGTATTTGGTGCGGATCTCTTTTGCTGTCCGTAAGTCGGTGTGATTGATGGAAAAGTAGCCATTATGCAAGTAAACCTCCAGGTCTTTTCTGCTTAATTAATTCTGATTCTATCGCTGCTGATAATGCAATGCCCAACTGCCTTCCCTCTTCTTCATCTCCTTCTACATTAGATCCCGAAGCATCTACATTTACAACAACATTTGTTGAACCGCCAAGTGCATGGTTTGGAATTATAGTTCCTGCACGATTAGGAACAAAAAGTTCTGGACCTCTTTCTCCTACTATAGAAGGTCTGCCAACAGAAGGTCTACCACCATTAGCAAAACTATCCATAGTAACTCCACCTGCTGGTCCTCGATTAAAACCTGCAAAAACGTCAGTTGTTCCACCCCCACCGCCACCAAACAAACCTCCAAGTCCACCGAGTATCGAACCAAAGAGTCCACCACCTCCTAGCGTTCCCTGTGGATTACCAAAAAATGCCATGTTAAACGCTGCATCTATCAGTTTGTTCAATACGTTGTTCAACATATCGTTCAATGTAGAAGTACCACGAATCATTCCTTGGATTCCCTGTGATATGTCAGTTGCTATTGTCTGAGCCATTCTTTCAAATGCTGCTGCTGTCTCTTCCGCTAACTTTTTCTCTTCGGTTAGCATCTGTATTTTTCGTAGTTTTTTTCTTAATTCCTCTTCATCTTTTATTTCTCCCTCTTCCTTCATCTCAGCTATTTGTTTTTCTATCTCAAATTCTTCAGAACTCATAGTAAAACTACGCTCCAGCATTTCTATTTCCTTATCTAAATTTTTAACTCTAGCTTTTTGTATTGATTCGATCATTGCATCGGCTTCGGCCTCAGTATCTTTTAAATTAATCTTTTTCTGTAATGCTACAATTTCATCTTCTATTAATTTTTTTGCGTCTTTTACATCTTTAAGACTTGGCTGACCAAATAAACCTGATCCCTTGTCTTTACCTAAAATATCTATTGCAAGATTACCTCTGTCCTTATCACTTAAAGCATCTTTACCAAAAATATTAGATAGGTTTCTTCTTTTCCCTAGTAATTCATTTAATTTTCTACCTTCTACTGTGTCTAAAGTGCTGCCAGAAGCCTCTGCCTGACCTATTAAAGCAGACCTTTCAATAGTACTGGCAATAAGTTTTAAAATACCAGAATTTTGTATAAAATTAGCCATAGAGTTCTTCATCAATGTCATTATTCTTGTAAAGTTGTTTCCTAACTCTGTCATCTCTTGACCAAACTTAGTCATATTGTCTACACCACCTTGCCCAATTAGATTTATCATTTTTTGTCTTGCTAACTCGAAGGCTGCCTCCTCATCTCCTAATTTTTTAAGTAATGCAATTTGTTTTTCAAATTCTGTTCCAGTTACTCCCAATGCTGCGGTAAGTGCCTCTACGTTTTTAGTTGCTGGATCTAGTGCTTGACCTAGTTTTGCTGCTTCTATACCAAGTTGCTGTACTGGTGCTGCAACGGCGGTAGCTGCTAAACCTCCTGCAAAACCTCCCATCTGACCAAAGGCTAAACCACCTAGTCCACCACCTAATGCACCAGCGGCACCGATTAGTGGTCCTTGACCAAATAACAGAGGGAAAGCACCAGAAATAACTGCACTACTACCAGCACCAGCAAGACGACTTCCAAAACCTTTCCTTGTTCCTGCTCCACCACCGCCTCCACCACGGGGTTTGTTCTGTAGATTAAATCTTTTCTTTTCAACTTCTAACGCTTGTCTATCTGACTTAAGTTGTTCTTGTTTTTTCTTTAATATTCTGTTTTCTAATCCAAGTCTTTGGCCCGTCTTTTTTATTTTTTCCTGCTCATTACGCAATATCGTTTTATTTGCTCTACCACCTTGAGCCAATTTATTTAACTTTGATATACGCTTTTCAAGATTATTTAACTGTTTATTAACAGTCCTAGTATTCAGTTTTATATTAACTTCGTAATTAGATGCCACTAATCTCGATAAAACATTACATTCAGTTTAGCGTACCTTACGATATTGAGCTTTCTTTTTCATATCTTCATACGCTTTTTCCTCTCTTTCATTTTTCAACCTAAAATATGCGTTCCAGGCATAGAGTTCCTCTACAGTCATGTTCTTTTGTAAATGACCTAAAGTAATTCCTAAAGTTTCCGCGACGAAAAACTGTAAATATAAATAATTATCTTTATCAAGTTGTGCTTTTTACGGCATCGGGAGTTGCCTCCTCGCTCACTTCTTGCATCTTAGTCATAAGTTCTAAAAGAACTGCTAGTGGTATCTCTCTTCTTAAACTAGGTTTGTCAGCTTCAATAAATAGTTTCTGACCATTTTCATCTTCAGCTTTATTTATTATCACTTGGAGAGCAAAGTCTAAACTTCCTTCTTCCTGACCCTTGTTTGTTCTTATTAAAGTAGCATTTATGGCATCTCTATCTGCAATAGTTAAAGGTGTCCAATACACTTTTACAATTAGTTCTCCATCTTTGTAAATTGGGTAACTACTTTTGTTAGCTATGCTAAATGCTTTCTTTAGCTTGTCGATTGCTCTTTCTGTTGGCATACAAAATAAATTAGTACGTTCATTTACTATACTACTACTTTATTACTTAAAGCCAACCTTTTTGAACGCTAATGCTATATCTTTGTTGATAAGACCACCCTTCGTATAGATATTGTACCAATTTGGTCCTCCCGTAGAAGTTAAACTAAAATCTCTGCCATGTTGAGCATAAGTAACCTCCTGACCGCTAATACTAGGTCTTGTTTGTCCTGGTGCGTTGATTGCAAAACCAGCATACTTAGCTCTGTTACCAACAAATAAATCTTGCCCTAAAGTAACATTTGGAACTCTTGGATTTTTTATCTGCCTGGCTGTTGGGTCTGGTATCAAATAACTTGGAAAATCTGGTTTTCTTTTCTTAGTTGCCTGTACAGGACTTTTTGATACTATCCAGTTTTCTCCAAATGTTCCTGTCCACCACGGACCTTTTTCAGTAAGAGAACGTACTACTGTTTTTGCAACTTCTTTTTTGCCTTTAGTTACTGCCTTTCCTAAATCTTTAGTAAAGTGTTTTTTAAAATCTTTAGGCATTGGCAGTAAAATCGCAGCTTACAACAGCTAAATAATGACTATCTTCCTCTACGTTTACGGAAGTTGGTCCTTCGATTGCCGATACTCTTGGACTTACAGAAAATGTATCTGAATATCCTGGAGCGTTTACTGAAATCAATCCATCAATTACTGACTCAGCTATAGCAGATGCCTCCGCACTTCCCTTATGTGGTGGTGTCATAATTCCACATCTTATAGATCCCGCATAATAATCGGATGCAGCACCATGCGTTTGAGTGGTGGATCGTGTAAAGTCCAGACTTACCATGACATATTTTTTGTTTTTACCTGGAGTAGTAAATGGCATATTGTCAAAAATTACTGTAACTGTATTGTCAGCAGCAGTTACGGCAGTTTTTATTGCGGTTTCAAATGCTGCTCGTGCGTTTACTAAAGTCATTAGAAAATAACATCAATGCGGAATAAATATTCTTGACCACCTTTTACAGTGAGAACATTTGTAATTTTAGCTGACCTGGTAGATCCAGAAAATGTAAGAGTTATTTCATCTTGTAATAAAGGCTGACTGTCTCCTATTAAATCTGGTGTTACATATAACCTTGCTACATTTTCCTGGAATCCAGTTTCTTCTGATGATCTAACAAATTCAATCGGTACTTTTATGCTGTAGCTGACATCGGTTGTAGATATTGCACCAGTTGAAGTGTTGTAAACAGGAGATGTTTTTCTTGTATAAGTAATACTGGTATCTAAAGAATCTCCTAAGTCAGCTATCACCTGTTTGGCTATATTCTTTAGTGCTGTATCTAGTTGTCCTGCCATTAGCCTCTAACTACCCTCATCTGAAAAG